GAAGCTATTAAGCAGTCAGGTATAGATCTTACTGATGCAACCTTTCAGTCTACCCTCTATGGCGATGGCGAACAGATGGAATTAACGGCTAGGTTCCCTGCCCATGCCACCACTATAGATGATAAGAATGATGTTATAACACCTGAGTTTAAGTTTAGGACTAGTCATAACAGAACATGGGCTAACAGTGGAATGATGGGTTTCTTTCGATCTTCGTGTTATAATACCTTAGTTAATGGTAACAAGCTGGCGTATGTCTATGGTAGGCATGGCAAGAACTTCTCAGTATCATCCTTCGCGGCTAAGATAAAGAATGCAGCGGAATTTATTTCTGGTGATGGTCTAAGTGAGATGAAAGTGTGGTATAATAGTGAGGTGGACAGAGATAAAGTAATCAAACTATTTTCCAATACACTTGCCAAGCGTTTTGATAATGTAAGCAGGGCGGCAGTACCTAACAAGGTTATGCTCTCCAATCTTATGAAAGTATTTGACGAGGAGACTAGGCACTTGGAGGGTAGAGGTAAGTATGAGAAGTATGGTACACGTACCAAGGGTAACCTATGGACTGCCTACCAAGCTGCCACAAGCTGGTCTACCCACGTCAAGAAAAATAATACCAAGCCACTGCGTGAGGAGAAGGTACGTAAAATGCTGGCGTCACCACACTGGAATGAACTCGTCGCGGCATGAGTGATGTAATGAAGTTGCTGAGGGATATTTTTCAATCTAATATCTCTCAGTATCATGCCTCAACATCTATGAAAAGACCTAAGAGTGGAGACAACTAATGGACAGTATAATATGTAGTGACTGTATAACTAAGCCTAAAGACAAAGATAAAAATAATGTTGTAACATTAGTTGGTGAATGTTATTTTGCATCTATAATAGAACCTGATACTAAGTTTGAATCTAAAGGAATATGGCAACTTGATTTACATCCTGACAAAGGTAGTGCAAAATTAATTAGAGAGCTTGGTTTGGATATAAAAAATCGAGGGACTGAGATGGGAGATTTTGTTAGGATTAAGAAGATGGTAATAGGTCGAAAGGAAGTTATATGCCCGTGTTGCGGGGAAGTTTCTATTAAAGAATATGAGAGAAGTCCTCCTACCGTTTGGGATGCACAAAACAATCCTTGGGATGGGAGATTGGTAGGTAATGGAAGTACGGTTATTGTTGATACTCAACTTGTTCACTGGGAGTACCTGAAAAAATCAGGCATAGTAGCCAATCTTCTGTCTGTCAAAGTAATAAATTTAATTACCTATCCATAAAGGAAGAAAGGACTGCACCAATGAGAAAGATATTCTTCTTAATGGCTCTAGTATATCTAGCAATTTGTGTAATGTTTTCAACAGCTAAAGCTAGTGAACTTAATTGTTTAGTTGAAGCGGTATACTACGAAGCCAGGTCAGAACCTTTCGTCGCGCAGTTAGCGGTAGCTAATGTTGTACTTGAAAGGGTAAGAGATCATAGGTTTCCCAATACAATATGTGAGGTGGTACATCAAGGGAGGTATAATAAAAAGGGTCAGCCTATCAGACACAAGTGTAAATTTTCTTACTGGTGTGATGGTAAGCCAGAGAGAATGAAGGAGATAGCAGCATTAAAAACGGCAATATCTGTGTCAGAAATGGCTATAAATGGGGTAGTGGTAGAAATAACAGCGGGTGCTACACATTATCATGCTACCTATGTACGTCCACATTGGATACTATCTCATACGTTTATGGAATTAGGTCAGCTAGGTAGACATATATTTTATCTTGACACGCGATAAAAAAAGATGTAAAATAACACATTATTACATGGGGAAATAATATGGATGATTATTTTAAAAATATAGAAGATGTTAAAAGGTTTTTAAATTTTGGTGGGGATATAGTTAAACAATCCATTGTAAAAAATTATATGGAACTAATAGAGAAGGACGTAGATCAGATAGATGTTAATGAATTAAATGGGTTCATAAAGTATGAGGAGCAATCCTTCTATGATGGGTATGAAAGGCACATCGGATGATAGAGCAGTCGAAAGCATGGGGCTACACTACTGAAATTCTTGTGACCCCATCCTTTGAATTACATAAAATCTTTGTTGAAAGAGGAGGTTACTGCTCCATACATGAACACATGGGAAAGAATAATTCTTTTTATATATTATCAGGTGTACTACAGATAACTGAATGGATTAATGAAGAGAAGGTACATAAACTTTTAAGAGCAAACGATCTATACACATGTGATAAGGGAGTTAGGCATCAATTCAAGGCAATAAGTCAAGTGGATGCGCTAGAAATATATCACTCAAGGATAGATCCAAAAGATATTATTAGGTATTCTAAAGGAGGTATTGAATGTCTGGGGCTATCATAATAATGGTCGTAATTCCCTTTATCATAGGAGTAATTTTCTAATGTCTGATAACATGGTGCTAGAAGTATACCACCCAACTAAGGAAAGTGATCGTCTGGTATTTAAGTGGGGTGCAGAGTTTCAAAAGCTAGACCTAGCTGAAAGGCTTGAGTGCCTCACAAAAATTAGAATAGAAATGGAGAAAACTTCACAATCCATAGCCGAAGAATTTTCAGATTTTGTTAGCAGACATAGGTTTGAATAAAGTGCTTGAGTATTTAACATAAGTATGTTATAATATATTTCTATGGGGGAATAATATGACTTGGATAATTACACAAGGTATGAGATCACATAGTAGAACTGTGGATCTTGATTGGTTTGACGTTCTAACAGATGAGATAGGTCTGCCAATTAAATTTGATACTGAAGTATCTGCCTGGGGATTTGTACGAGGTAATAATATTTTAGGCGTAAATTATTTTGACGATGGAGAAGTTAATGTCGAACAACTCCAATAAAGTATTACATAGTAATATCAATCTCTTAAAGAAACAACTTAAAGAAGCACAACAAACTATTCGACAACTAAGAAGGGAACTTGCAGAAGCAAAACAGGATAATGCAGGGCAGAATAGAGGTACATGGGTAGAGCTAATGGAGAAAGATATTTAAATGGGTGCCAAGGTTGTTCAATTCTTTCCAAAGTGGTTGGCTAATCAGGAGAAAAGAAGAAAGTCTTTAGGGTTCCCAACTGAACTATGGTACTTTATGCATGAACAGGGGTACGACCCAATGAAGCCCGAAGATAGAGAAGAATTTATGAAGGATTTAAATAATGAGTAAGAACTTATGGCAGAAAGAAAGACAAGCCTTATTCAGAGATCTTGTTAAGCAATACCAAGAGGAAGGGTATGATAGTCGAGAGGCTAAGAAGTATGCCAAGCAAGAGATAAACGAGATCATGGAAGATAAAGAAAACTTTGTTCAAAACATTTGGAAAGATACTTACGAGGACGTATGACTGTTAATCTTATAGATCATATGGGTAGTGATCTGACAGTAGTGAATGCTGCTAGGGTCAGCTTTAATAAAGGATCGACGCTGGAAATAGATGGATCATTACCAACCAAGGATAAGAAATTGATACAGTATCTAGCCAAGCATAATCACTGGACGCCTTTTGGACATTGCTTTGCACAGTTCAGAATTAAAGCTCCTGTATTTGTTGCAAGACAGTTAGCAAAGCATCAGGTAGGGTTGGTATGGAATGAGGTTAGTCGTAGATATGTCAAGACTGATCCTGAGTTTTGGATGGCTACTTACTGGCGTCAAGGTGCTGATGATGTTAAGCAGGGATCTTCACCAGTGGAAGTTAAATCACAAAGTCTTGTAGACTATATATTTTCTGATGCAGAGCGTCACTGTGCCGATGCGTACAAAGCAATGTTAAAGATGGGGGTGTGTGCAGAGCAAGCTAGAGCTATACTACCACAGAGTATGTTGACAGAATGGTATTGGTCTGGTACACTTATGGCGTTTGCGAGAGTGTATGGGTTACGTAAAAGTAAAGACACTCAACTTGAAACTAACAGAATAATATTACCTATTGGAAAGAAAATGAAAAAATTATTTCCTGTATCATGGAGCGCATTATGTGGTACTTGATTTTAAATAAAGATTATGGTAAAATAGTAGTTCAAACTTTTAAAACAAAGCGAGAAGCAGAAGAGGAACTAAACAACAGAAAAAATTTATGTGCTGTACTTAAAATTGATTCATCTAATACTTATTCTATAGAGAGGGGAACTAAAAATGACAACTCCAGGTTGGGGAAAGAGGGGGCCATGCCAATCGTGCGGCTCTAGTGATGGAAATGTTCAGCATTCTGACGGCTATTCAAAATGTTTTGTATGTAAGAAGAAAATTTATAATGATAAAGATAAGATCCAGAAAGATGTAGTAAAAGAACAAGCGAAGATAGTTCCAATGGAACGCCCTCTCAATAAGGATACCTCTGCTAAAATAGTGGCTATCCCTGACAGGAAAATAAGTCTGGATACGGCTAAGTTTTATGGCGTAGCATCCAAGCTTAATGGTTCTGTTATATCCCATCACACCTATCCCTATTATGATTCTCAGGGCAATCATGTCAGTAACAAGATGAGAGATGTTCAGAATAAAAAATTCTGGTCAGAAGGTAGGATGGAAACCTCAGTTCTATTTGGTCAGAATAAGTTTAAATCTGGCGGTAAATATATTACAGTCTGCGAAGGTGAGGTTGATGCGATGTCAGCCTATCAGATGTTTGGATCTAAATGGCCTTCAGTCTCCCTAAAAAATGGTGCGTCCTCTGCTGTTAATAATTGCAAGCAATCTTTTGAATATCTTAATACGTTTGATACAGTAGTTATATGTTTTGATTCGGATCAAGCAGGTAAAGAAGCTGCTCTTGAAGTTGCCCGTTTATTTGAACCCAACAAATGTAGGATATGTAGCCTATCTCTGAAAGATGCTAATGAATTTTTAAAGGTGGGACAGACTGAGAAGTTTATTAAAGAGTGGTGGGCGGCAGAGACATATACTCCTGCTGGGATTATAAATCTTGCTGATCTTGGAGAAAGTCTTTATGATGAAATTCATTGTGAGACATGTTTATATCCTTGGTCTGGCTTGAATGAGAAGACATATGGTATTCGTACAGGAGAACTTGTTACGTTTACCAGTGGTGCAGGTATGGGTAAGTCTAGTATCATGCGTGAACTTATGCATCACCTTATGACAAATACACAGGACAATATAGGAGTGCTTGCTTTAGAGGAGAGCATACAGAATACAGCATTTTCAATTATGAGTGTGGAAGCTAATGCTAGACTTTACATCAGAGAAATTAGAAAAAAGTTTTCTTCAGAGCAACTAAGACAGTGGCAGAAGAGTACTGTAGATAGTGGTAGGTTTATAGCCTTTGATCACTTTGGTTCAATGGCACATGAAGAAATATTAGAACGTGTAAGGCACATGGCAAAGGCATGTGATTGTAAGTGGGTAGTTCTAGATCATCTATCAATTTTAGTATCAGGTCTTGAAGATAATGGAGATGAGAGGAAGTCTATAGATATTCTTATGACTAAGTTACGTTCACTTGTACAGGAAACAGGCATCGGTTTAATGCTTGTCAGTCACCTTAGAAGACCATCAGGAGACAGAGGCCATGAGGAGGGGAGAGAAGTATCACTGGCACACTTGAGAGGATCAGCAAGCATAGCGCAGCTAAGTGATAGCGTCATAGCTTTGGAAAGAAATCAACAAGCTAATGATGATGTTGAGGCTAACACAACTACGCTACGTGTTCTTAAAAATAGATACACTGGAGATACAGGTGTGGCTTGTTACCTACATTATGATAAGGACACAGGTCGTATGGCTCAGATCGACAACCCC